ACTGCCTAGAATGACCGATCCTCATTTGATTGGATTTCAAAAACAATATTCGATTAGTTTAACACCAAGACATGATCATGAAATTTGGGTAGGGTTCGGTCGCCCCAAAAAACTAGAACTGCACCACTACAGGCATGCTGTTGTGTACAATGTATTGCCTCCTAATCCAGCGGAGTATCGTCTATGAGTCAGAAAATTATATTGCACCGAGGTAATACCAACGGTCCGAATCCAGAACTGGAAAATCATCCAGAACAGATTCAACATTGTATCGACCTGAATTATGATGTTGAAATTGATTTAAGATTAATAGACGAACGGTTATGGCTTGGTCATGATGAACCACAATATGAAATTACTTCCGGTTGGATTCACATGAGAAGTAATTACCTATGGATTCATTGTAAAAATGTTGAAGCACTTTGTTATCTTCAACAACATCCTTGGAGTGAAGATTTAAATTATTTCTGGCATCAAGATGATTCATATACAGTAACATCTAAAAATTTCATTTGGGCATACCCTGGTAAGTTTGTTCCCAAACCCTTGAAATCAGTCTGTGTTATGCCTGAATTAGTCGAGCGACAAGAAAATTTGTCCGAGTATTATGCTATCTGTTCTGATTATATGAAGTTGTGATATGATTAAAACTGTATTGTTCGATCTTGACGGCGTTCTATGTGATACTAAATGGATTCATTATGATGCCTTAAATAAGGCTCTTGGCGAGTATTCTATTTCAGAAGAAGAACATCTGAGAATCTATAATGGAATGAAAACACGGAGAAAATTACAACTATTATCCGAGACAAAAAATCTTCCAATCAGTGATCATCAAAGAATCTATGATGAGAAACAAATACATACAATTGAACAATATAAAACAAGAATAAATCCTAATGAAGATTTGACTAAGTTACTAGATGAATTGACTGAACGCGGATATACATTAGGTTGCTGTACGAATAGTAATTATGAACTAATGACTACTGCATTAGATCAACTGAATATAACAAATTATTTTTCAATTAAAATATCAGGCGACCAAGTAAAGAATAACAAACCGCATCCAGAGACATACTGGATGGCAATGACAGTACTGAATGCATTGCCAGAACAAACAGTAATCATCGAAGATTCACCGCATGGATTACTTGCAGCGAAACGAGCCTGCCCTAATGTTATTCGTGTGTCGAGTCCATCAGAAGTAACATGTGAGAATATATTACCAAGAATTACTGGAGAAAACTTTATGACTAAATGGAAAGACGATAACCTGACTGTTCTCATTCCAATGGCTGGCGAAGGTTCGCGTTTTGCAGATGCAGGTTATACATTTCCCAAACCACTGATCAACGTGAACGGCAAACCCATGATTCAACTCGTTGTTGAAAAGATGGGTATTGATGCTAATTTTGTTTTCGTTGTACGGAAAGAACACAGAGAAAAATATAATCTTGATATGGTGTTGAATCTAATTATTGACGGATGCACCATTGTCGATGTCGATCATCTGACAGAAGGCGCTGCATGTACAGCATTGCTTGCAAAACAACACATTGACAATGACAAACCTTTGTTGTTTGTGAACAGTGATCAATACATTGAATGGAATCCCACCGAGTTCATGTATACAATGCAAGAATCAAATGCAGACGGTGGTATCGTGACATTTAAAGATACTCATCCAAAATGGTCATTCGCAAAGGTTGATCCAAACACCAATCTTGTTACTGAGGTTGCTGAAAAGAAACCGATCAGTGATAACGCAACAGCAGGATATTATTATTGGAAATCTGGCAGTGATTTTGTTAAGTACGCAGAACAAATGATCGAACGAAACATTAGGGTGAACAACGAATTCTATGTTGCACCTGTGTACAATCAAGCAATAGAGGATAATAAAAAGATAAGAATTTATGAGTGTCAAAAGATGTGGGGGCTTGGAACGCCGGAAGATTTGAACTACTATCTTTTAAACAATAAGGATTAATTTGACTTATGATCTTGATAGATGTTATAATCGTAACACTGACACCAAAAACAACAGAGAATTGATAAATGCATATTGAAGATATAATTCTTTCCAATCTGATCAGTGATGAACAGTATGTACGGAATGTTTTACCTTATCTGAAAGATGAGTACTTTACAGAGAAACGTCACCGCATACTGTTCAACATGATTAAAGATTTTTTTGTTAAATATAATAATGTTCCTAGTAAGTCTGCACTGAAGATTGAATTGGATAACATGACGATTCAACAATCAGACTACGACTCTTCTATTGAAACGTTATCGCAAATTGAACCTACCGATTTTGATATCGAATGGTTGATGGAGAACACCGAGAAATTCTGTCAAGACAAAGCAATCTACAACGCAATCATGGAGTCAATTCAGATCATCGATAAGAAATCTGATAAAGACAAAGGCGCATTGCCGCAACTCTTGCAAGATGCACTCGGTGTTTGTTTTGACAACAACATTGGCCATGACTTTCTTGAAGACTATGAAGCACGATATGATTTTTATCACAAGAAAATTGAACGCCTTGAATTTGATCTGAAGTACTTCAACACAATCACTCGTGGCGGTGTGCCTCGTAAAACACTGAATGTCTGTCTTGCTGGCACCGGTGTTGGTAAAACTTTGATCATGTGCGACTTCGCCGGTTCAAACCTCATGCGTGGCAAAAATGTGTTGTATATAACACTAGAGATGGCCGCTGAGAAGATTGCGGAACGTATTGATGCGAATCTAATGAATCTGCCTCTTGCTGATCTAGAGATATATCCAAAAGAAACCTATCAGACCAAGATTGATCGATTGCGTCAGAAGACCGATGGTAAACTTATCATCAAAGAATACCCTACTGGCTCTGTTGGTTCTGGACACTTTCGTCACCTGTTGAACGAACTCAAGCAGAAGAAAAACTTTGTGCCTGATGTAATCTATATTGACTACCTCAACCTCTGCATGTCATCCCGTATGCGAATGGGTGCGAATGTGAACTCGTATACATATATTAAGTCCATTGCAGAAGAATTGAGAGGTCTGGCAGTTGAATTCAATTTGCCCATTTTTACCGCAACACAAACGAACAGAACTGGATACACTTCGTCTGATGTTGGACTTGAAGACACCTCCGAATCGTTTGGTCTACCCGCAACAGCAGACTTCATGTTCGCAGCAATCTCAACAGAAGAACTTGAAGGACTCGGACAACTGATGATCAAACAACTGAAGAATCGTTATGGTGATCCTGCATTGCACCGCCGTTTTGTTGTTGGTGTTGATCGATCTAGAATGAAACTGTATGATGTAGAACAGTCAGCACAAGACAACATTGGTAAAGACATTGCTGATGTGCCTGTGATGGACAATACAGACTTCGGTGCTGGCCTCAAGAAGGAGAAATGGGATAAACAAATTTTTGAAAGTTGGAAGTAAAATGTCAGATAAAAAAGTGAGAATAGTCTTCAAACATTGGAAGACAGGTAAAAAAATTGTGCGTGAAGGCACGCTACCGCCGGTTCTGAATAATCCTCTCTCTGATAGATATCTTTTGTTCATGGAAAACGGCAAACGAGAAGACATAATTAAAGATACAATAATTGAAATTACCGATATAAGTGAGGAGAAAACTAAATGAGTGCGAATAAAGATATGTTCTTAGCAGCCGTGCGTGATAAGCATCTGGCGCATATGAAAGCATGTAAAACTAATCTTGAAGTTTATAATAGTCCTGTTGGTATTGGCGAACATGGCGACCTCGTATCAACTGTTGAGGAACTGGTAGAGAAATATGTTTCATCAAAAGAAATGGTTCAGGCGTGTGACGAACTTCTGAAATACACTACATACGAGTAGAAGGAGACAATATGAGAGTCGGATTTACTTGTTCGACATTTGATTTACTACACGCTGGTCACATTGAAATGTTGAAAGAAGCACGTAAACAATGTGACTACTTAATATGTGGGTTGCAGACTGATCCAACAATTGATCGACCTAATAGTAAGAATAAACCAATACAGACTCTTGTCGAACGTTACATACAATTAGAGGCTGTGAAGTATGTTGATGAGATACAGGTTTACGAAACTGAAAAAGACTTGATTGATCTATTGATTCTTTTGCCAATCAATGTTAGAATATTAGGTGAAGAGTATAAAAATATGAAATTCACAGGCAAAGATATATGTGAAGAAAGAGGTATCAGTTTCTTCTACAATAGCCGAAAGCATTCGTTTTCTACGACCGAACTTAGAGAGCGCATAACACAAACTGAACTCGACAAACGGAGTAGAAATGACAAGACTGATAAAAAATCTGATTGACAAGGATGTAATCGAATCGTTGTTAGATCCTCTGGAAGAAGAAATTAAAGAATTGACGACAGGTGCTCGCTGGAATGAGAACAGAGGTCATATCAGAATGGTAACTAAGGCGAACTGTCTTGAGCATTTACATAAAGACATACAAGAAAAAATTGAAAAAGAACTCAATGTCAATCTTCTACCGACATATTGGTTCACAACACAGTACAGCAACGGCAGTTTTATGGTTCCGCATATTGATCGTGCTTCGTGTCAGATATCTGTGACAGTAAATTTCTTTAAAGACCATGATTGGCCAATAAACATTTATCAATATAATCATGAGAGTAGATTGGTTCAAACAGAGTCCGTAGAACTTGAACCGGGGGACGGTTTAATTTATAATGGTACCCATGAAATGCACGGCAGGCCAAAACCATTTAAAGGTGAAAAATTTATACAGACATTTTTTCATTATGTTGATGCTGACGATGAATTTTATGTGAACCACATAGATATAAAACGTCAACGAGAATGTGTTAGAAACACATCATCCGATGGAACAGAAGAAACAGGTCCTTATCGCGGACATGCAATGGGTACAGATTACAACGAAATCAGAGAACAACAAAACGATGAGTAAGATTGAATATAAATTTAATGAAGAAAAATTGTTGCAAGAGTTGCAACAATACGTTGACTCGACATATGACCAACACTATGCAACTGAGAAGTATCAGGCTACTGATATCATCATCGATAGTGGTCACGGTACAGGTTTCTGTCTAGGAAACGTGATCAAGTATGCGAAACGATATGGTCGGAAGGGCACCTCGGAAGACGCACGGAAAGACCTGATGAAGATACTCCACTACGCTCTGATTCAATTATATGTACATGATATCGATTTTTCCGATCAAAAATAGAGAAATGATCGAAAAATTTCATGAAAAAAGTTAAAAAACTTCGAAAAAAAGCTCTTGGAAATCAAGAGCTTACCCGCCTAAAAAAACTTCAATAAAATCAATAGCTTACGACTTGACACCACCACCAACTCCTGTATAATCCATACTGTGATTGGGAGAAATGATATGGAAAAAGAGTTAAAATTGATCGATTCCGATGAACTGATCAAGATCATTGAGCGACTGGTTGACAGTGTTGACCTACCAATGAGCGAGATCACAGAGGATTGTGAATATTTACATGAGGAAGTGTGAACTGGTTCACAGACAATCGACTCTGGTTTTGATATAATACTACCGTAATTTGTTGAGAGGTTTTAGTTATGCGTTTTTCAATTCTTCAATTCCGCGCTTCCCGCGATGCGATTGACCACCTGAACTCTGTTGATTGGGGTGGTGACTTCGGTGACTATCCTGAACTCGCTATTCTGCGTGACGTTTCTTTTCATGGTGGTTCTGAAGGCTTTGAGTCTTGGATGTTCGAATACTACCGTAATGTCGCGAATGTCGAAGCGAGTGGTTTGGAAGAGGTGTTTCATGTTGGTAATGGTTACGGTGACCAAGACAAGATTGTCCGTGTTGACCGTATGCATTCCATGAGTGTTGGTGACATTGCGTTTTGTCACGATACTAATGTTTATTTTATGTGCGACCCTGAAGGTTGGACTGCTGTTGATATCAAGGAGACTGTGTAATGTTGTGTGATATTTGTTATAATGAGATTGAACCGTTGAAAGATAGT